TAGTTTTTTTACGTAACACACACCAAATATTTTTAACATGATTTATATGAAAAATTGCAAATTTAGAAAATACAAATTTAAATATTTTCTAAATTTTTATCGTAACAAATTAACTATATAAGTCGTAGAAGCAAATAATAAACCACCCCATAAAGTATCAATAATAACTGTTAATATAGACCAATTTTTAAATAAAGCATAATTTGTAGTTTCATATACACCATAAATCACTAACCCTAATAAAAACGCATCACTAACGCTTTTACGTGGTTTTATAATAAAATAATTTAATCCAGTAATAATAAATATATAGCAAATAGCAACACCTAAATAATTTATTTTAAGAGGAGATGACTGAACATTTTGAATTTGTTTCTCAAAATATCCTTTCATAACATTTAAATATACAAAATCAATTGATATTAATATTATAGCACTTATTAATAATACAAAATCAAACATTATATATTATTATAATATTTTATAAATGTTTAGATAAAGTATACTATTTTTAAAACTTTTTTTACTGTATTATTATATAAATGTCAACCTCTATAGGATATAGTAGCCCAATAAACGGAAGTAATGTAGCTTTTCAATCTTTTATAGTAAACCCATCTAATTCTGGTGGTGCCATTAGAGGATATATGCCTCAAACTACACAAAATGTAGACAAAAGGTATCCTGAATTTGAACATATTCGTTTTACACTAAAAAATGCTTGGAATACAAATTACAGAAGACAATTAAGAGCAAATAAATTAAAACAAAGTATTACTACACCTTTTCGCGCAGTTAATAATGCTGGTGACCTTTTAAGTCGTGAAAATTATTCGTGTGGTGGAACTTGTCAAACTTTTCAAAGCAGACCAGGACTAAGAGGTTTAAGAACTAAATTTGGTTCTATTTCTAATTCTTGTACGCCATCTGCTATATATAGCAATTTACAATTATTAAGCGATGTTCCTGCCGCAGCTTGTAATGTTAAATATGTTTATGATAGTTCCGATTACATTACATATTTAAAACAAAAAGCAGTTAATAAAAATTATAATGATCTTACTTATGGCGGCGATCAAAGTAATACTAGTCAGTCAGCCATAAGAGCTATTCGTCGATATTAAATTCTTCAAAATTATTTTCACATTCTTTATCATATTTTTTCCAGTCTTCTAACAAATGTTTATGAAGTATATAACTTTTATATTTTTTATTAGAAAAATATAATCTATTTATTTCATTATTATAATATTTAGTTATTCTCTCTCTTTCACAAAGAGATCCTAAACCAAAACCAAATATATAACAAAACAAATGTAACATCTTAATTAAAAAACAATATAATAATAACTTTATATTTAATAATCACTTTATATTATTTCTAATTATATTATTTTTTAAATTATATATAATATAAATTATATATAATATGAACAATCGAGTACAAATATTATATCAAAAAACAGATTTTAATCATCATAAAATATGTCAACTAAATGGAATATATAAATGTTGTAAATGTAGAAAAAATAATAATTCAACAACAGATAATTCATTTCATATATGTTTATTTTGTGGAACACCTAACCAAGCAAAAAAAAGTATTACAAATAGCTTTTACAAATTATAAAAAAATAATATAGAACTATATATGTATTTGTTATAAATGATTATTGGTATATGTGGTCTTCAATCGTCTGGAAAAGATACTGTTGGCGATTATTTAATAAATAATCATGGATTTAAAAAATTAAGTTTCGCAGAAGTTCTAAAAGATATCTTGTCTATTTTATTTAGTTGGGATAGAAAAAAACTTGAAGGATTAACTTTTGAAGATAGATTATGGAGAGAAAAACCTGATTTATGGTGGTCAAAAGAATTAAATATACAAGAGTTTTCGCCAAGATACGCAATGCAATTTATAGGAACAGATTTATTTCGAGAGCATTTTAAAAACGATATATGGGTAATTATTTTAAAAAAGAGAATATTAGAACTTTCACAAACAACTAATTTAGTAATTACTGATTGTAGATTTCCAAATGAAATAAATATGCTAAGAAATTGTGGTGCTAAAATTATACACATATATAGAAGTTTACCAGGTTGGTTCATAAATTATAAATTAAATAAAATCAATGAAAGTGATTTGAGAGAACAAAATATTCATCCGTCTGAATATTCTTGGATAAAAGAAAAATATGATCATTTAATATTGAATTCTAAATCTTTAAGAGAGTTATATGAAGAAATAGATTTGTTTTGTGAAAACATTTAAAATCTTGTAATATAATATAAAAATGACAACTCCATATGCCGTATCAACTAATATAGGTTCAGTATCTTATAATAATTATGTAAACGCACCTATAACTGGACCATTGAGCACAAACCAAACTCCGTGTCAAATTCCTTACCATAATTACGGAACATTAACAGGAATACGTCCTACACCTCCTCAATTTTATTCTATGCAAGAGCCTGTTTATGCTGAAATGAATACAAACGCAAGAAGACAATATTTAAGAACTGCGATAAGTAACAGCGTTAAAGCGCAACAAAATACTTTAGGAAAACAATCTACACCAAACGCTTATGTTATTAATTCTTCACAAAGACAAGTTCCTATATCATCACATACAAATTATATTCCTCCAATGGATTCATCATTATACCTTAATATATTAAAAAGTAATGCTGTTGGACAAACTGCTTATAAAGTTAACTTACCGAATTCAGCACCAACTAGTACAAAAAATTATTATCCAAGTGGAACACGTTCAACAATAAGAAGAGCACGTTCAGGAGGTTGTGTAGCACCAAAAAAGAAAGGTGCTATTGAAAATTACAGTTTACGAAATGGACAAGTTTGTGCCTGGGGTTCTATCGTTCGTCAAAATTATTAAAAATGAATTAAAAAATAATATTTAGTATTATTATAAAATGCCAAATGGATTTCCAGCATTATCTCCTGCTTATGGTTTAGGAAGCTACGGAAGAACTGGAGCTGCTTTAACGATTAGTAGCCCTCGCACTAAAATAGGTTCTCAAGGAAGAATTTATGCGTTTTATAAGTCTATAGGACAAGGACAAGCTTACGAACAACAACTAATTCAAGCTCTTGGACTTAAATATTTACCGAGAGTTAATCCTTGGACTTTAATTTAAGAAACTAAAACAAAATATTTTATTAATAATTTATATAATGAATAAATTATTAGTTGAGTTTTTAGGCACTATGTTTTTAATGTTTGTTATATTTGCTACAGGAAATTGGTTAGCGATCGGTGCTGCTCTTGCTATAGCCGTTATGTTAGGTGGCGCTGTTTCTGGTGGTGCGTATAATCCTGCTGTAGCTATAGCTTTATATGCTGCCGGAAAATTACCCAAATCAGACTTAATACCTTATATATTAGTACAAATATTAGGAGCGTTAGCGGCTTTTTATGCTTATAAAAGATTTGTTAATAAAGCTTAAATGTTAATGGTTAGTTAAATGTCAATAAGACTTGAATTAATTTTATATTAATTTCTTATTTTAATATATAATGCCAAAAAGATATAGACGCAAAACAATGAAAGGCGGATTTTTAGAAACATTAACCGAATGGGGTTCTTCAATTTCTCAAGGAGCTTCTGATTTATGGAAAAAAACAAAGGACACGACATCAAGTATGACAACAACTTCTTCAACACCTACTTATACATCAACACCCACTTATACACAACCACAACCCGTAGCAGCTCAACCGACAACAATGGGTTACGGTGGAAAAAAATCTAAAAAGCGCCGTATGAGAGGTGGTTTTGAAGATAATACACCTGTTACTGGTTTAGCTTCACATGCGGCTTCATTTTCAGGACCAACTGCTCAACCTCAAACGATAGTTGGTGGAAAAACTAGAAAGAGACGCGGAAAAAAAAGCCGTAGACATCGTAGACATTAGAGTAAATGATGAAAATTCTATTACTACATTTATGTAATAATAGAATTAATATTAATTCGCTTTTTCCATTAATCTATATAAAATAAAAATTCCTATTATTCCCAAACTAGCAAAATATACTTGCGCCAATGGATCATCCTGCATAATTATTTCAGGATTTCTATTATAATTTTCAAATGTTTCTTTACATTTTTTTTTAGAAACAGGATTCTTTTTATTGCTAAATGAACAAGGATCCATATTTGAAATATCAGCAAGAGTTACGTAATGTGTTTCTGTTGATTTTATGTTGTCTGTTGTAAGAGTAGTCATAGTGAGAGGTTGACATGGCGGATTAGCTCCTGATAAAAAAGCACGCATAATAGCAAATGGATTTAATACATTCAGGTTTCCCATTGATCCAGGTATGAGACCTTTAAATTCAGAAAAATTTACACCTAATCCGCTTGATATGAAAGGTATGTTACCTTCTGGAACATTGTTTATATATATGTATCTATCTACTTTTTGACATGTTGAATCATCATTCGGATCTGTACAACTATCAATTGCCGCACATTTAGCACCTGTTTTTAAAAAAAATTTATTACCTAAAGGTTTTCCTGTAGATGATGCTTTACTTTTTCCAGTAACTAATAATTCAACGTATTCAATTAATCCTTCTATATCTTTAGTCATTTGTTTAATTGTTCCTTTATCACTCATACCAAGTTGTTTAGGTGTTTTGATATTTGTATAATAAGGATATGAAGGACCAAGTAATTTTTCTTCTACACCCTTAGCATCCTTTAACACTTCTTCAAATAAATTAGACATTATACTAATTTATATATATATTAATTTTTTTATATTATTCTGTTATTAAATCACTCGCAGAAGGTATTTCTTGGTTTCCTTCACCATCCTCATCTTCTTCTACTGCTCCACTTATTTCTGGTGCTTCACCACCAGTCATCTGATTTACGTAATCTTGTTGAGCTGCTACTAAATCATTCACTTGTTTTTCTAAAACATCATAGTTTCCACTTAAATCTTGAACTTGTTTATATACATCACTATAACTATCTAACCTTTCTTTAAGATATGCTATATTTCCGGCATTTTGTTGAGCTAAAATGAGAGCATTTGCAGGATTATTCATATCATAACCAGTATACTGATTCTCTAATCCTTCAATTATATTACTTGCTAAAAATAATTGATAAAAAATCAAAAAAATAAAAAAAACAATTAAAATATTTACTATTGATAACATTAATATATATAATATTACTTTTTATTTTC